TAGTTTGGATTTGTCATAAGTAAACCAGGCAGGGCACCTGAAACCCCTGCCCCATAAATCATGCGACCTCGGCCCCTGCCGAGTCTGTCCTGCATCTGATCCTGAAAATCGATCAGTTCCCTCATGGTCCTTCTCTGGACCTCAGGCCTCATGTCAAAGAGCATGGGGGCCATGGCATCAGTGACCCGGCCCTGAGTCAATTCCTGCGCCTTTCTGGCTACTGGCTGGACTGTTCTCCTTGCCACCCTCTGGGTCAAACTTTCCTGGGTAGGCAGAAGCAGATCAGCAAGGATGGAAGGTGCCTCATTGAGGTCGGTCATTTCTGCCTGAATTCTTGCCGTGGGGGATCCGCCAAGAACCACATCCTGGGTCCTCTTGGCATTCGCCTCACGTTCCATCTGGAACTTCAATCTTTCAAAGGCATCCTCATCCTTGACTACTGCCCTGATCTTGTCCCTGAACTGTCGATTCCCAAAGATCACTTTAACCAGGTCCCTGCTATCTGCTGCGCGGTCCATCAAGGATCTGATGGAATCCAAGGCTCCTGCCAGGAACATGTCTTTCTCTGACTTGGTGAGTTTGGCAATCTCCCTTTCGGTCAGTCTCGGATCTTTCTTCCAAAAGTTTCTGCCTGACTCGATGGCATCCAGCAAAGCAGATTCCCCGGCATAGACATCCAGGGCCTTGCCATACGGCTCATTGATGTCCTTGAGGATGTCCACAAATTCATTCTTGGCCTTGATCAGTTCACGTCTTTGACTCCTGCCAATTCCTGAACCTGGAACTGCATCCCCGATCTTGTCATCGATGGACATCTTGATGAAGTGCAGGGTTCTCATGTCATACCCCAAATTAGGATCTCCAAGGTCCACATCGGCCAGCTTGGCAATGGTCTGGGCATCTCCTTTTACTGCTGATGAGAAGTATGGTTTTTCAAGAATCTCATCCAGTCTGTCGTTCTTGACCACACCCATCTGAAAAGCCTTCTCAAACAAGGGTGAGGCCTCTGCTTCTCTTCTTGCCACTATCTCATCCACCACCTCAAAAACGTCCTCCTTGGGCCTTCCTGTGGCCTGGAGAAGGTAGTCTGAGACTCGATCATATTGGCCTTCTGCTCTTTCAACCAGGGCCTCTCTGCCCATGTCCTTGGATCTTCCGGGAATCGCCTGGGAGGCTCTTGCCACTCCCAGAACATTTTCTCCTGCCAGATCAGCCACAGACTCATTAATGGGTCCGAATCCTGGCCCCTCAGGAATCTGCTCGATAATCTCTTGGGGAGTCACCTGATCCCGTGCAAGGGCACCACTCAGTTTTCTTTTTGCAACCTCTTCTGCCTCATTTCGGGTCATCATGCCCAAGCCTCTTCTTGCTCCTCCGACTGCACCCTTGACTCCTGCACCTATGGTCGGAAGGGCCACCCCTAGAGTTCCACCAATGCCTGCACCTAATCCTGCACCTGCACCTCGCTCACCAGGATCCGCAGTTCCTGCTCCTGCTACTGCTCCGGTGCCTGCACCCACTGCTGCCTCAGTTCCTAAAAGTCTGCCCAGGCCCATCTTTCCTCCTTGCCTGAGAGCCGTCTTGCCTCCTGCTAATGCGAGGCCTGCTCCTCCGGTAAGAAGACCTGGGGCCAGTCCGCCAAGGATCTCCCCGGTCAATGCCATGCCTGGGTTCTCTTCCTCAAAATCCTCACGGGCAAACTTCCGGGCTGCCATCTGCCTCTCATACTCAGGACCAGAGACTCCTCCTGCTGCTATGGCAGAACCAATCTCATCAGAAAATCCCAGAGTGAGACCTTGGAGAACCGAGTCAAAGAATCCGAAATCCACATCGATGTCACCTGCCTGCTCTTTCCGATCTCGGAATCTTTTGAGTCTTTTCAGGTACTGGTCCCTTGAACTGAATCCCTTGCTTGTCAGATAGATGTCAATCTCTGCCTCAGAGGCACCCATTTCTGCCATCTTGGCAATCTGGGTGGCAACAAAATCAACAGAGGTTTTTGAGGCCATTATTCAACTCCGTATTTGCTTTTGATGTCTTGAACTGACTGTCCTGAATCTGGTTCGCCAATCTCTGGAAATTCAAACTTTTGGTATCCCCTGTCAGGTGAGAAAAACAACTCAATATCTGACATCCTTCCAGTGTACTCTCGGAAAAAGTTTTTCAGTTTGGTCCTGATCACTTCCTCAGAATCTCCAGGTCTTGGGACATAAGGCTTTAATCTGGCCTCTTCTGATGCCGTCACTGCTGCCCCGGATCTTTCCAAAACTTTTGCACTTCCCAGATCGGCCAGTAATGCTCTCAATTGCTGGGCTTTTTCATTCAGAACAATATCTGGAAGAACATTCCCCTGAACAACTCCAACCCCTTCCTGGGCATCCTCATCCTCGATCAGTTCCTGGGCTAATTTTATCTTTCTTGCCGTTTCTCTCATGTCCATGATTCCATCAACAATCTTGGCAGGAACCTCTTTGGTCTTCTTAATGACTGACCCCGGAATATCTGTTTGGGTGCCATCAGGATTGACCTGGACTGTTTTTGTGCCTTTGGTTGGGTCATCAGGATCCACCTGGACCTGCATTCTATAAGTCCCCTGCAAAGCTCTTCTACTCTCAAAATTATTTATCACCTGTTTAAGAGCATCCTCTTCAGAGACTCCCTGCTCGATCAATTCCAGATACTGAAGATTCCCAACCTGGGCCTCCATGCCTTTGCCTTCAAATGGGACGGATCTTTTTGTGCCTTGTTGATTGACAATCTGATTTGTTCCACTTCTCAGGTCTGTGATCATTCCCATGCCATTCCCAAGACTGGTCACAGTAAAAGGCTTGTCAATCGGTGCCGTGTAAACCTCATTGACAGTTCCAGCATCGTCAATGCTGACAATCTTATTGCCTACGGCTTTGAACTGGGTGGCCTTCGGGACTAAAGTTTGAAGGGCTGCAAGTGCAGAGTCTGGTGCCGTGTCAATCAGTCTGCGGTTGATCATCAGGTTTTTCCTTCGAGGATCATTTGCCGGCAGACTCGCCATTGCATCCTCATACATTCCAGGAAGAACCTGCTTCAACTGGTTGGATCTTTGCCTTCGATCAAGTGAGGCCTGGATGTTTTCAGATTTACCCAAGGCATCAAGAATGTTTCTTGCCTCTTGTTGCCGTGCCGATTCCATTCCCTGCTGATACTTCAGGCCTCCCATGTATCCACCAAGACCTGACTGCAATCCTCTGGCAAAGACCTGGCCTGAAGAAACTGGTGTTCTGGATGGTCCCATGGCCTCCAAAAGGCCTGAGACTCCACCAAGAAGACCAAGGATTAGGGGTGCATTCTCTTGAAAGAATCCTGGTTCTCGATTCATGACTGCCTTGTAGTCTGCCAAGGGGTCTGGCCGAGGATCCACTCCATACTGTTGCCTGAGTTCGTCGGCTCTTGCTTTGCTTACTGATGGCACCTGTGCAGTAGCCTGCAAATTGTTCCCCGGTCCTTGTATCGTCTGGGTCTGTGGGACTGACCTCACAGGCAAGTTTCTTGGTGCAGGGTCTTCCATTCTTCCAAGTGCCATCTCAGGTTGCATTTGCATCTGTGGAATGGTTGTCGGTGGATTCTCAATAGCATCAAGAAACATTCTGCTTTGAGTTTTTGGCAGATCATCAATCAAAGATTGGATATTTGACTCAGGCACTTGATTGTTCAAGGTCGGCATGGGAGGCATTGGAAGATTCTCCAACCTGCTTAAAAAGTCAGGGATCATGATTCCCCTTGTATCGTCGTAAATCTGCCCTGTGTTTGGATCTTGAACAAGTGCCATTTTATTCCTTAGTAAAGAAGTCCTCTGGGGGGTGCCTGCTGCATCATCATCATCAAATCCTGATCATCAAATATTCCTCCACCCATCTGGCCAGGGTTGAATGTGGCCATGGGGATGTTTGGCATAAACCGCATTGCTGCCTGCGGATTCCCCGGCACGGGTTGCTTGTTAGGCATTGCTTGGGGTGAACTCATGCCTCTTTCTAGTAAACCCTTGGCAGCATTAACTGCCAATGCGGTTGCAATTGCTTCCAACATAATTAAGCCAGTTTTACAGGTGAACCAAATAAGAAATCAAAGAACCCACTTAGGCCTCCCTCACGGCCATATACTGGGGGTTCTCGATAGTCACCAGGGGCAGAACCTAAGAGCCCACCTCCTGCCAGAATATTCATCTTGTCGTAGTCTCGTTCCTCAAGGAATTGCTGATACTCGAAGTCCTTTGCAGCCTGATCCATGGCTTGTTGCTGCTGACCGATTCGAGCCAGTGCATTAATCCTCTGGGCAGTTGCTGCATCCATAGCTTGTGTCCCAGCCAATTGTTGCTGGGATCCTCTCAATAGGTCCCTGCCTGCTCCAAGTCGGGTCTGGGCTGCTTGGCCTCGAAACTGTTCCTGCCTTGCTCGATCTTGATCCACTCCTGCCATGGCTCGGTTGAACTGATCGGCCCTTAACTGGCCTGCGGTTCTTGCAAAGGCATCTCCGTATCTGCCTGAGGTAAGTGCTTCTGCCACTCCTTGCCTAGACCCCCCAAAGGCCCCTGCTGCCCTGGCCTGTTCTCTGTTTTTACCAAGTGCCATTTGTTGCTGCTCAGAGATGTCCTTCTGAAGTTGATTAATCACCCCCTGAGTAAAGGGATTCATCCGAGCATCCAGTTCCCTTTGGAATCCTGCTTGATCCTGTCCTGCTGTCCTAAATCCTGACTGATAACCTGATTCACCTCTTGCCACATTGATCGCATCTCCTACAGTAGCCATTGAATCTGCATAGCCTCCAGGCATGGCACCAGCGAAAGTTCTGGTATCAGTAAATGCTTGTTGCTGGTCAGGATTAAAACCTGCAAATCTAGTCCCAGTATAGGCTTGATATGGTTTGTTGAGAACATCATCCCTGAACCTCTCAAACAGAAGACCTTTAAAGGCATCTGAAGTCATGGGCGGAGGTGGAGGCGGAGGTCCTGAGGATCCTGGATTTGTGGGTGCAGTTCCTCCATCACCTCCTGATCCACCATCGGGGTCATTTGTCCGAAATTCCCTTGTAGTGTTTTGAAGAAAAGGATCATTTTCGTACCCTGATCCTTCAAGAGTCCCATGTTGCTGGGCATAGACTGAGGCATTGTAGGCATCTTGAGACCGATCTACTGCGATATATTCATCTTCAATATCACTTATATCTCCAGAATCTTCATAACCTCCGCCACCATTGCCTCCACCATTTCCGCCACCATTGTCATCTGAATCACATCGGACCAAGGGCCCCTCATAGTCAAAGCACTCTGATTCCTTTTCGATCAAACCCTTTTCTTCATCCCATTCCCAAACCAGTTTGGTGTAAATTTTCATAGTTCCCTTTTGAATAAATGAAATTCCTGGCATCCATCGGTGCCTGATATTTTCCTAAGTCTCTTGTCTAAAATCTGGTGATATGGGGAGGTCTCTTCACATGCAAATAAATAATTTTTGATTCCGTTCTCAATCATTAAAGAGTCCATAATATTTAACATCAAAAGGCTATCTCTGACCTTCATCTTAGATTTGTCCATTGACATGTGGACAGTCGGACTTGAAAGACACAGAGACCCGACAACTTCACCTTCCATTCTGATCATGTGTGTAGGAAATAGAGGTTTCCCAGTTGGAGAGTGTGTTTCACGATGTTTGTCTAAGAGTTCCTGGTATTGTTCTGGAGTGTTAATCCTCTCCACTCGCATCCGGTCCAAACTCATATTGTTGTAGTGCTTAAATTTCCTGAATTATCGACCAAAAGCTGGAACTTGGTGCCGTTTGGACTGAGTAATTGAAGTCTGCCGAGAAACAAGGCTCTTGTAGCATCTGAGGCACTCTTGCCATCAAACTCAATATCCTGGAGTTTCTGCACAACCTCATCATTGATTGCATTATAAATGGCCTCCTGGACCCGTCCCTGATGGGTCTTGGAATACTCTGGAGGAGGGACTGGCAATTGCTTCATCGATCTCCTCCAGTCCTTGCCTTCAGTTGCATATCACCAACCCTGAAATCCTGATCAAAGGGGGCCTCAACCCGGTAGCGCATATATCGCCCAGAAAACCTCACATCCGAATATCCTGAGGAGGTCAATGCACTTGATCCCTGATCAGTCTCGGTGCCGTCTGGAGTCTGCGAAGTAAAAAACCTCATCTGGAGGGCATTGGTATCACCCCGGTCTGTGTCAGTAATCACCTGCTGGCCATGAATCTGCTTAGATCCGTCACCCACTCTGATGTCTCCAGTCTCTGCATAGATCACCATGGTGTCGGTTGTGTTTGCTCCTCCGAAGGCCATGGTCCTGTCATTAGATCCATAGTTGTTACCAGGATCAGTGACGGATCCCCCTCTGGGTTGGATGCCAGTTCTTTGTTGCTCCATCCGATAAAGTTTATAATCAGATCCGGTGGAGAAAGGATCCCCCCAAGGGTTGTTCTCATCCCAGGAAAGTCGGTCTAGTTTTCCGACAGTCCACCATCCTTCCCGGTAGGAATAGGCCACATATCGATCATTCTCTCCGTTTCCTGATTCACTGGCATAATACCACCAGACCTCTGAATATTTTCGATTCTCTGAGGCTACGACCTGGGAAAACTTGGTGGAGTCCACTCTGGTATCAACATCGGTGTAAACGTAGTCCAGAACATCACACTTGATCACCTCAATGTATCCACCATTGTAAACATAGAAGGCTCCTGCACCCATCCAGTAGGCTGCATTTTCGATCAGGGCAACCGCATCAGGGCCGATCACTCCAGCAGTGTCGGAAATTCTCCTTCTGCCAAAGATGAAGGGTTGCCCTTGAAAGGTGAGTTCATGGCAGTCCTCATCAGTGATCACCAGAATCGAGTCTCTGACCTTGACTCCAACCTGGATGTCTCCTGTGGTCTGGAGTTCAAAGTTTCCTGCCTCTCCGGTTGCTGATTCTGCCCAGGTTGTAAAATCTTCCTGGTCTGACCATTGAACCTTTCGAGTATTTCCTCCTGCTCCAAAAGTCATGGCAATCCGTTCCTGGGTTACCAGAATGCCAAGGTTCCCCGTTGGTGCATTGGTTACCAGGGCCCCATTGTTTGGATAGGATCCGCCTGAGGCATCCCAGTGAAACACTCTGCCGTCCTGCCTAAATACTCCAAGAACATCCTCTCCCCAGTTGTCCAATGACCATCTGCCTGCCTGCACTACAATTGAGGCATCAGTCTGGTCTCTGCCGTAAAGGCCTATGTTCCAGGATCCTGCACCATATCCACTGTTCGCCTGACCTTGTGCTTGCCCTGTGGTCCAGAGGAAGGTGAGAGTGATGGTTGCGGTTTCATTAGCCTCAAAGGTTTCTGAGATGGTGATCTCGGTGTCTGAAACCACAGTTGCCACAGTGTAAACCTTGCCGTCTGAGGATCCCCCGGTGACTTTAAATCTGGAAAGTGGATTGAGGAGGGTATCAAGGCCCCCAGTTGCACAGGTCAGGGTCGAGCCATTGGTGACCATGGAAGCATTAAGAGTCCCCCCTCCGGTCAGATAGTCACTGATCTCAACCAATGCCGTGCCTCCTGTCCATTGGTAAAGTCTGTTATTCGTACCAATGAACATCTGGGCAAACCCATTATTAGTGGACCAAGTGAGAATGGTCCGGGGTGCCCCGGTCATGGCATCAGTCTCTGCAAACCATCCGCCCACAGGCCTCAGTCTTCCCTGGTGCCACCGGATCAGATTGGCATCTCTCCATCTGCCATTTGATTCAACCTGAGACCCGGCCTTGACTACACCGGGGGGGATGTCCAGAGATAGGTATGCCATCAGTTGATTCCTGGGAGATAGATTGCTTTCCCGTCCTGCCTGACTGCCCTCAATACTTCCTTCCTGTTTTCGGAAAGGCATCTCTTGGAAGAAATATGCAGCCAGCCATCAAAAGGATCCTCACCTTCAAACTCCAAAATAATTTGGTCCCATGAGAGACCTGACTCATTCACAAACCACTCAAATACTGCCCTGTTTCCTGGTGACTGAAATGCCTCACAATCGACCGCCTCGGCGAAACAATGGCTGCTGGTCGGTTTGCTACCCAAGGCCTGCGACAAATCGGGGTGTCGGTATCCGGAACTCAGTGAAACAGGCCCCCACTTGGCCCTCAAGGGTTCCAAAACATTGGCAGCCAACGCCACCATGTTGGCAACCAGTTCAGGCTCGGTGACTGTGTTGGATATTCCCAACCTCATTGCCGTTGCACTCTTCTCAAACTCCTGTTTTCGGAAGTGATCCGAGATCCTCATCCAAGCAGATCGGAAAGACTGTTTTTGTTATGCCCCTTATCATCACTGATGGCTGCATCCAGAACCTTCTTGGCATCATCATCCAGGTTCTCATCGATGGCCTTCATGATGTGGTCCTTGACTGCATTTTGAGCCTTGTCGGCTGCGATGGAAAACAAAGTATTTGCTAACATGCTGAGAATCGGTGCCATTATGCTTCCTTTTCTTGGTTGGGTGCCGTGATATCGACACGTTGTTCAAACTGAGTAGGTCCTCCGTTTTCTGTATCTTCACTCTTCGCCATGTCGCTTGAAGAATCGCCAAAATAGAAGGCCCCAAGTTGTGAGAGAATGACTGTCAAGGCCCCTATCATCACCTGCATCAGGCTAGAAACCTTGTCATTCATTTCCCCTTGGTGAACAAAGAGGAAATAAATTGTTGCTGAGTAAACTGTCAAAATTAGAATGGCTAGCAAGAACCGAAACCTAGCTCTTGATAGCTGAATTTTGTCAGTTACAGAGATCCCGTTTCCGTTTTTTTTCTGGGGAGGATCTGTTCGATGTATTTCCTTAATCGTTTCAGCCACTTTTTCATGCTTTCATTTTAGTGAATATAAAATCTTTTAACCCCTCTGTTTCCCTCTCCAGGTTGCCCATCCTGGCATCTAAACTGGCCAAATGAGTCTTGACCTCAATCAGGTTGTCTTGGTTTCGAGTAACCAGAGTCTCAAACTTTTCCTGGAGCTTTAATCGATCCTGCCGTGCCTGCCCCTCCATCTTGTAAAAATAGATTCCTAGAACAATCAACATGGCCCCCAGAACTCCCTGCTCCAAGAAGATATTCACCAGCATGTCAGTCACATTGCCTGCCGTCGGTGCAGGTTGTGACGGGTAGGTATCCATGATGTGGTGCCCCCCGGCATAGACTGCAAAGGGCATCAGAATCACTGGTAGAAAACATGCGAATCGATTTGCAAAAGCCTTCGCTTTTCTTGTGACCATTTGGGCCATATTTCCATCCAGGATGCGTGATAATAAAGTGCCCCGTCTGTCAGGTCTGGAATCCAGTCTTTGGTCAGAAGGAGCCATTCTGAGAGCCTCAATGCTTTCTCGTAGGCCTTCGGTTCCCTGGGAACGTCTGACCTCCCATCACAGTAGAAACTGAACTGGCACCTGTCCTTGACCGGGAGGCCTTGGATGTGCCTGCCCTGCTTGACCACTCCACAGACGGAGCCTGGGAAGCGAGGATGCTGGGTCCGGTTGAGGATTGTCTGCCCGACTGCGATCTGCCCTGCCGTGCTTTCACTTTTGCTCTCCCAATATATGGCAGTTGCCATGCACTCCAGAGAGTCTGCATCCACTAGGGATCTGACTGCCTGAAGAGAGGTCAAACTGATGAGAAGCAGAATCCCTGCTGATGTGATTAATTTTGTAAAAATAAGCCATCAAAATTTTATGCAGTACTTAATACCAGCGTTATATGCTCTGGTGTCATCACCTATTCTTGGATCTCCGTTGCTTTGGTTGCTTATTGGGACTAAAGCATCAGTATAAGAACCTGCTTGAGTGTCAACCACCCCATGATTATTATCATTATAAGCATCAGGTGATTTGTTTCTTCTTGCGTCTGATATTTTTAATGGGGCCGTTGTCGATGAACTGGTATAGGCAGAACTAACATCACCGAACATATGCCCTTGGAATTGGTCCTCTTGATAGTCACCTACATTTGTAGGACCAACCTTATTTCTTGTGTTAATTAATCCTGTGTCAATACCCCTCAGAAATGCACCTTTTAAATTAGGCAAGCTTATAGTATTACCAGAGGAAAAAGTCCCTCCAGAATTACCCCATAGATTCTTAATTAAATCAAAAAGTGCCTCATAGTCATCTGAAGCATTTGCTGCTCCTGAAGATGCATTACCTAAAGTAGTACCATCACAATACAACCATCCTGCTGGAACAGTTGAAATTCCGAATGTAGAAATCATTCCTACTGGTAAAAAAGCATGAAGAATACTGCCCACGGAAACACCCCCAGATCCTTTGCCTGAAAGCTTTAAATGGATGTTTGTATCGTCACCCGTTGCTGAAAGAGTCGGATCATTTCCAGTTGCTGCATTGGCTACTGTGATTTCATTGACTGCTGATCCTGTGGCCGTGACTTTGACCAATTCATTCCCATTGGTGTCATTGACTCCAGTAATTACCTTTGGGCTTGTGAGTTTGGCCCCTGTGGATGCAAGTGCCCCCGTCCCTTTACCTGAAACATTCAGATCAATATTAGTATCATCACCTGATGCTAAAATAGTTGGACCATTTCCAGTTGCTGCATTGCCTACTGTAATTTGGTTTACTGCGGAAGCCGTTCTGCTAGTATTAATTAATTCATTTCCGTAACCATCCTTTAGCAGAATTGCACCCTGACCCTTTGGCTTTATGTCTAAATCAATGTTGGTGTCATCACCCTTAGCCTCAATGGTAGGTCCGTTCCCTGTGGCAGCATTGGTAATTCCGACATGATTGACCGCAGACCCGGTGGCCGTAAAATCCACCAGTTCATTCTGGTTCGCATCTGCTATGAGGTCCGAGGTTGCATTCACTGCTCCCACGATGGTGTCCAGATCCACATTGATATAACCACCCCATAAATTATTATCTCCGCCATCAGTTGGTTTTTGGAGATTTTTGGCAGTTCCTGCGGTCTTGGAAAACGTGAAAAAATCAGAGGTATTTGAAGCCATGTTATCGGTAGTAAATAGGGTTACTCACGGCACCTGAAAAGTATGGCCTTTTAATGCTCATATTGAGTGCCGTGCCTGGGTTTTCCCCTCTCTCATCATAGATCACCAGTTGCTGCATCCTCTCCTCAGTCAAGGCCTTCCACACGGCAATCCTGGGGTCATCGATCAGATAGGGTGCCGAGTGAACCAGGGATCCATAAAGGTAGAGATCCGGGTGACTGGTCAGGAGAAAATTGGTAGTGTTGGAATCGGTGAGTGCAGGAATCTTTTTGTAGTAAGTTATTTCCACCGAGTAGGTCGCATCTGGCACCGGGCCAAGTTCCAACTCAAATCCAATCAACCCGTAGCAGATAGGCCTCCCGGTGGCCCCTGCTCTCTGGAATCTAAACTCATCCATGGCTTGGGGGGTCTTGAACTCCAGAACAATCGGCCCCCCTGAGGTTGGTTCCAGGGTGATGTTCTTCAGTTCCAGATAGTCTGTGAGATCACTGGAAAGATCAGTGTACTGGGAGTTCACTGTGATGGTGGATCTGGTCACCATGGACCTCACCCGGAGCCTCCGGTTGAATTCTGCCTCTGCCAACTCGATGAACTTCTCAATGACAGTAGACCCGTCGGACTGGTCTGTGGCGAGATCAGATCGGTTCAAAAAATCACCAATCGAGGCCTTCAGATTTGCATAGTTGGAAATTGCCATCAGGCTGCCTTTTTCGCAGGTGCTTGGTACTCTTCCATCCGGGCCTTGAGCTTTTTGATCAGAGGCTCGAACTCGTTATCCTTCCATTTGATATAAGCCTGTCCTTCGTTCTCTCCGACCTTCCGATCTTTCAGTTGCCAGTCTCCCCATCCATCTCCGAAGTATTTGAGAGTGCCCAGTTCTGTCCCGATGTCATACCAGGCATTGCTCCAGAACCATTTGTTCTCCAGGAAAAGGGATCCGACATGCTTGACCAGTTCCCCTCCGATACATGGATGGGTCGGCAGTTTTTCGTCGAATACCCGGTCAGGTCCATAGAACACGTCCCAAGGGCCACATCTCTGGGCCATCCTTTTTGCCCAGTCTAAACCCGGCACAAAATCATCTGTGGTGATCAGATAGTGCTTTAGACCAGGATAGAGGGCCACCACGTCAAGATTGTCGGTTGTTTCCCACCCAGCAGGTGCATCGATTTTCTTATTAGTGATAGCCACTCCATTCCAGTAGTGGGACCGCATGTTGTTCTCTGCCTGTTTCGTATCTTCGACAGGCATGAAGATCATGCTTTCTTTCGGATTAGGATCCTCTATGGTCACCGGATGATGATACTTTTTGTCCTGCTCAATATAGTGATCCTCAAAGGTCAGAGCATGGTCCATGGAATATGCGAGGTCTCCCATGTGCTTGACTGACTTGGAAACGTCATGGTCGATGTAAATGGGCAGACCTGCTTCCTTGATCTTTCTGCAAAAGTAAACATCCTCACCAATGGATCCCGGCACATTATTGGGATCAGGCATGAAGGCAAACCAGGGGAGATCCATCTTCTCATGATCAAACAGTCTCATATCAATCATCATGACGGCACAACCGACCTGGTCCACTTCCTCAAGGCCTGTGGACTCCTCTCTGGAGTAAATATATCTTTTGTCCTTTGCATAGGCAGTCGGGTAGGTCGGGAATCTTCTCCTGACACAATTGGCTGCCACCACTGGCACGTTATGCTTCAGAAAGGCCTGTATCGTATCCCATGGCACGATCATGTCGGAATCGATGAAGAGCATATGGGTTGCCCCCCATCCATGAGCTTGCGCCACCAATCGATGCCTGGAGTCTGGAAGGATTGAACTGCAAACCCCGAAGACTCTCACCTCCTTCGTGCCTCCTCCATATTCTGCCTGATCGAAGCAGGAAACCATGTTGGTGATGCACTCTGCCGTGTGAGCATTCCAGGTCCCTGTGGAAGGAACACAAACTGCTATTTTCAGATTCCAAACTGCCTGCTTCAGATTTTTCCGGGCCATGTCCTAAACATTTTGTTGTGTGGGTCATTCGCCCACTCTTTCCATTTCTTCTTGTCATGCACCCACCCCTCTCGATAGGCCTGATTCCACACTGCTTCTGGAATATAGGCCACATGTCTGAGGTCTTTGGAGGGTGTCATCTCAGAAACATCCTTGGCTGCTTTAAGGATATGGTCCACGTTCTGGGTCTCCGAGATGATGTGATCTCCCTCAGGAGTCACATGGAACCCCTCCGCCATAGCGGAGGAGGCATTCCATTCTAAGAGTCGGTCAAGACTCATCAGCTAGTCACAAGGTCGGCTGCAACCCCGTGCGCAGCCTCATTCCGCATGACTAAAGTATACTCAACACTGAGCATTCTTTTTTCTGCGTCTCCGGTTTTTGCCAGTTCCACTAGAGAGAAATCTCTGAGGAAACCAATGGCTGCAAATTCAGGGTCGAGAACG